GTTGTTATACGCCTAACGATCGCCCTTGTAAAAGGCAATGGTTAGGCGTCTACGATCAGTCGACGATCTGATAGCCGTCTTTCGACTTCTTCATGCGATCGTCGTGCGACATCTGCTCCCAGTCGGCGCGCCGAACGGTCTTCGCGCCACCGAAGCCCTTGCCATTGCCTTTGTTTCCACCGGCTCCACCGCCCGACGATCCAGCCGGCCACCAGTGCGGAGCTTGCTCCTTCATCTCCTCGAGCCACTCGGCCGGACTGTAGGGCGTCTTGTTGTCCTTGCCCAGGACCACGCGCTCCTCATCGCCGGCGTCGGGGTCGAACTGCACGGCGTTGCCGTCGTCGTCCACCGAGAACATCTGGCCACCGCGCAGGAGAACGTCCTCCATCGCGCCGGGATGCACGCCAGCTTTCGCGGCTGCGGACAGGATATGAGCGTCGCGCACGCGATCCATGTAGGAGCCCGCCACCTCGAGCGCACCGTCGATCTGCTCCGAGAGCTCTTCGAGTTTCTTCTCGTAGTCGGCGCGCATCTTCTCGGTGCGCTTCTCTACGATCTTCTCGATGCCTTCGGCTCCCTGCTTCAGGAGCTCGGCTTCCTCCGTGCTGTCGAAGTGCGACATCAGCTCGCGTACCTTCTCGGGATCGATGCCCTCGAACTGAGCCGCGAACTCCTTGAACTTCTTCTCCGCGGTCTTGCGCGCTTCGCGCTCGGCCTTGAGCGAGCTCTTCAGCGAGCCAGTGTCCTCCACGTCCACGTCGAGACGGTACTTGCCATCCTTCTCGACGTAGAGCGAGCGCTGCGCTTCGGGCAGCTTTTCGACGGCCGCCTTGTCGGGCAGCTCCAGAGGCATGGCAGGCAGAATCGCGCCGACGCGCACGGCATGACGCATCATCATGGCTGCCACCGGCTCTCCCATCCAGCGAAGCGCTTGGGCGATACTTGACATCTTTGGTGCTCTCATGAGATCTTCTCTCCTTTGCGGTTGTGAATACCTTCTTCGGCGTCGATCGACGCGACTTCAGCGTCGAGCTCGAGCTCTACATTGACCAAGGTCAGCTTGACCTGGATCAGCTTGTTGTTGCCTCCAGCGTCGATGGAGCCGATGTCGATTCGCTTGACGCCAGGAATCTCTTTTCCGTCCTCGTTGAAGATGAACGTCCCACGCAGGGTTCCATCGCTCTTGATCTTGACTCTACGCATCGATGAGTCCTTTCTTGATTGAACATTCGGACAGTCCCAGCCATGCGTGGTACACCAGGCTTCAATAGGGACATTCCCATGCTGGCCTTGTCGATTGCGAGCCTCATAAATGCAGTTACGCATTCTCCTGCTCCTCGCATCCGACGAGCGCAAGCGCGATCAGACCATGGACTCGATCGCTGTTGATGATCTGGCGAATCTGATCCGCCATGTCCTTCACTCTCTGCTGATCTTCTGGCTCCATCTCGCTGATCGCTCCCTTTATCACCAGCAGTGCGGCGTTCATCTTGCTTCTACTCTCCTTTCGAGCTGCGCGAGCGTCAACGGATTGCCACGCCCGTCGACTAGATCCTGTAGAGTTATCTTTCCGGCTCGGAAGAGCTTGGCCCTCCCTTTACCGAGTTGATCATTAAGCTGCTCCACGGTGCGCGAGTCCAGCCACTGCCGCATCGTGACGTCGGTAGGTCCATCTGCACTCGCATACCTTGGATTAAGCCGACCGACCTCAGGACGAGCGATCCCGAGCTCTCGAAACGTCTTAGTGACGGGCACCAGGACAGAACGACATCCCCAGTGACGCGGAGGCCCTCCATTGAAGGGAAGACGAGTTCTCCCCATGGGAACTCCTGAGAGGTTCCATTCGGCTCCCGCGTAGGCAATACAGATTTCGGTAGTGTGGGAATCGAGGGTAGATAGTTGCCGCACACCTTTAACGATATCTCCCATGCTCTTGAAGGTTTCGAGTCTGGCTTCATTAGCCACCTGTTGGATGGAAGCGTGAACGAGGCTTCGAGCGTTGGCCTTGGAAGTCTTAAGGACTCCTGGCGCGATTGGCGTACCCAGAACGCGTGCCACAATCTGAGGAGTGGTCTCTCCCTTAATAACGCCGGCTCGGACGACGTTGGCAAAGCGAATCTGAGTATCTCTCGCCTGTCGCTTCCACCAAGTGGCCGATCGAGCTCCATGAATAAGCGTCCTCGAGAGGAGTGTCTTGAGGAATTGCTGCGGTGGGAGATTGGCTTCGAGAGAGACAAGTACAGTTCCCGCAACAGACCGTAGAGCAGATACGCTTGAAGCAGCCTCGACGCGAGCCACTCCCTGAAGCGTTTGATGCACCTCTGCAGCAATGTCGGTGTAGTATTCATCGATGACCTGGACCGCCTGTCTCAGAAGCCTCGTTAGTCGATCACGCGTGAAGACCGTGATCTTCGGATCCATCAAGATTCGTTCGAGCTCACGGCCCAGCTGGTCAATCATCTCGATCGCAGTCGCGGAGCTGTACGCGCCCAGGCGCAGCAGATCGATCTGGTGCGAGATGAACGATTCAGCTACGAGGAGGTCAGCGCCTGTCATTCTCGTGAATGAGTTTTTTCACTTGATGAATGCTTCGCTTAAGACGTCGCTCGTAGACGGCGAGACGGAGCACTTGACCCCAAAGCTGACGACCCCAGACCCATTCAGGTGGAGGCTGCCACGGGTTGATCATTGATCAGCTCCTGTCAAACTAGGTTGATGCCATTAATGAACATTCGATAAGCCCAGTCGAAGTTCTCTTCCAGACCTCTAGGCAGCGGCAGCGGTGGTAGAAGACGTGGATCGTCGCACATCAACACGTCACGCCCAGCGCGCCGCGGTCGCTCCTCTGGTGGTAAGATGATCAGCCGCTTGAGCGAAGGATCCTGGTCGTGATGAATCATCCACGCTTGTTTGACCTCGATCGCGCCTGCCGGCGTTGGTAGTGGGGAATACCCATGCACGCGAGCGAACCAGGCTGAGGCTTCAGCCCACTGTTGAGGCGTCCACGCCATGTATTTCATTTGCCAGCTCGAACCTTTCGCATCAGCTCGAGCTGAGCGCGCAGGTGGCGCAGGCGCTCCATCTCGACCGCGGTTGGATTCTTGATCCGCTCCAGATGGGAAATCTCGTTGATGATCGCCTCCATCTGGCGATCGAGAACGAAGTCAGCCTTGCCGCCAGCGAGCAGCACCTCGTCCTTCATCGCCAGGCGATTGACCATGAAGTCGTGCGCCGTCCATCCACCGAATGCAAGTCCGGTGATCAGGATCCCGAGGATGCCCCACACCATCTGCTTCGCCATCTTAGATCCTCCACTACCACGCACTGTCATGCTGCACCTCCTCGTCCACCTTCGCCTTCGAAGCGGTCCGTTGCGTCAGGGTCGTCTTCGTCAGGCGCTGGCTCGGGTTGCGTCAGCGCAGCGAGCGCAGCCATGCGACGTGCGCCTTCCTGGATGTTGGCCTGCTCCTCCTCGAACGTGCGGCTCTCTGGAATGATTTCTCCACGTTGCAGGTTCTCGTGCAGAGTGCGATCGGAGACGGCACCTTGCTGCCAGGCTGAAACGATCGCGCTCAGCATACCGGCGTCCATCGGAGCTGGGAAGAAGTCGGTGTTCTGCTCGTAGACGACGCCACTCGGATCAGCTCCGGCCCACTCAGCGAACCACTCGAGCGCGATCTGGATGCCCATGCTCACCGTCTGAGAAATCATGGACAGCATCGACTCCTCGCCCTTGCGGTGGATCTCCTTCGACTCGGCGGTCTCGGCCTGCTTCTTCTGTGGCTCAAGCATGCGCGCGCCGAGGATGGCCATCTGCGTCTCTTTGCGATCGAGAATCTCGCGCAGGGTCGTCAGGCCCTGGCCAGCGAACTCGAGATAACCCACCTTGGTCTGATGGTCAGGGAACGTCCACGCGCTCGAAGAGCCAACGTAGAGTTTCTCCTTTGGGTCGTCGGATTTGTAGCCAGCGATGTATGGAGTGGGGAGTCCAGTGAAGTGCGCACCATGCTCGTAGTCAGCCATGGTGCGGTAGTGAGACAGGTTCATGTCCACCAAGTCGATCAGTGGTGGATCGCTCGGGTCTGCATCAAGACCTTCTGCGCCGATGAAGACGAACGGAATGTAGGTCATCCGCTGCGCATTCATCAGCGGATAGATGTCGCCGCCGACTTGGATGAAATCACCAATGTCATCGAGTGGTGAGAGGACTGGAGCTGGAGCCGCTGGCGTCCCCACCACAGGCGCTGTACCAGCTGCTGGTTGCTCTCTGCGCATGTAGACGCGCACGCGATAGCTGCCAGTTGGATCTAAGTCGAGAACGCGCCACTGATCCTTGTATTCATCCTGGAACATATCCTTGCTGACCGTCCGATCCTCCTTGAGCACGACCATCGATAGAACGACCTTGTTCTGCACCTTGGTCGTCTTCCAGTTGATGATGCTCTCGGCCGTGTACATCTGCAATGACGGTCGGATGCCCTGGTTGCGCTGGTCGGCCATCGTGACGTATCGGCCACTAGTCTCGATCTCTGGGCAGTCGACCAAGATGCCAATGCGTCCCTTCTTCAGCGCTTCAGTCGAGACGTCTTGCCCGAAGACCTGTAACGGCTTGTTCGAGAGCGTCACGTCTTCGATCATCTCAGTGATCG